ATTAAGTATGCAACTGCCAGCAAAAATCACCTCGCTATACCAAGTTGACCACATTCGCGCCAGTGTTGTTGGCGTCCTGACCGGCAATTCAAACTTTTACGTGTTTGAGTGGCCGGAAGGGGGCCCGGGTCGGTCCACAATTGCCACACTGCCAGTCGAGCGGTATTTGCAATTGGCCTACTGTTTTAGGGCCGTGGTCGACCACACTACGGCAGATGTAGCCGTGCCAATCGAGAGATTTCCCGGTGAGCAGTTTCGCAATCAAGCCATTCAAGAAAATTGGCAGGGAAATGCTCCAGCGCCGCGTGAACGCAAAGACTGGTCAGAGTTCTGGTCCATTGTCCGCGCAATCCTCGATCCAAAACGCAGCGAGTTCGAGGCACTGATCACCATGATCCTTTTGTTCATTGCCGCGCTCATAATTAACCAGCAAATCGTGCATACGTCGTTTTTAAAGGCGTGCGTGGCGTTTCTGGCAGGGATCGGCTTTGGCACTGCGGTGAGCGTGGTGGTGAAGTTTTTTACTCGGCCGACTAAATAATCCCTATGCTTGTTGTAAAACTGCGGTGTAAAAATTGTGACGCTGTCATGAAATTCACGCTCACACGCAGTCGGACCGTTTCAGGGTGTGGAGTGTGTGGCAATGCCCACTTAACACTCGTGTACGCGCAAAATTTGCCCGATCCTGAGCGAATCGCCGAAGCACCCCAAGGATTCAACCTTGGCGTCGAGTGCCCGTTTAAAATCGAGCCACATGTGGTCAGCACACTGGCTGATGTACTCACTGACGATTAACCTATGGAAAATCCAGCATTAGCCCAAATCATGCGCGATTTCAAAAGAAAGTTTTCTTTTACGTGGGGCAAAGAAATAACCAAGGGGACCGAGGTGGTTATTCCGGCTGCGCTGCATGAATTCGTGAACATGAATGAAGCCTTGGAACACTTTATAAAAAACGCCTGTTTCTCTTATGCCGAGAGTGTGGTGCCAGAGCCAGCCAAGCCATGCTGTGGTAATCGCTCCGAGTTCAATGAGTGCCGCAAAATGATGTTCGACGCCATAAAGCGCGACGAAAAAGAGAGTAAATTATGAATCGCACATTTAAATCTACGTCCAACCACAGATTTGAGGACGTCAAACGATCTGGCAATATGAACATGTCGATCTACACCTGCCCACTGTGCAAAATGGCGGTGCCACGGGAATCAAACAAGCAATGGATTAAAACCTATTGCGAAAAAATGGGCAAAGACACTCGCCTAATTATTATTAAAAACTAGTTTTATGGAAAACAATTACGATCGTTTAATTGCTGCATTTAGAGAATTTTTTCCAAATATTAACGAAGATTCGATCAGTTTTTCGCACGTGCTATTAGCTCTCGATCGAGAAGACGTTGATTTTTCAATTGTAGGCGTGATGGACGAAATGGTTAAAATAGTGGTTGCTCCAGAAGAATCGGTCAGGTCGTTTATTTGGGACCTTAATTGGAAGCTCTTAGGACAAGAAAAAGGAGTGATCAATGCTCTGGTTGCAGCGCTTTGCACTGAGCCAATCAACGAATAATATGCCTCGACTTATTGACGGCGACTGGCCATGGGAAAAGCCGGAGCCCGACGAATTAAAAGATTAACTCTATGAGAAAATTACTGTTCTGGCTGGTTGACCGCCACTGCCAATTACTTGTGTATCAGCCCAAAGATAGCACTGTCCACCCTAGAATTTATTTGAAAATGTTTGGCATTATGCTCTACGAGGTGACGGTTGACATTCAGGCGAAAGACAATAAAGTCGGGGTTAACCTGCAAATAAACAAGATATGAGGGCCCCACGCCGTTATTTAACCCCCAAGGCAGTTGAAAAAATCGTCAGGGACACATGCGACAGCCTCGAGCTGGCTACGGGCCTTGATCCGGGCTATTTCGTGGAGGACGTGCAAATGGCCGTGACACAGGTGCTCACGCTGGTCAGGAAGGAATTTAACTTGTCGCTGGACGAAGAAATTGGAGTGCTCGAGGGCGAGGTGCAAGAAGCGGCACCGTAAAACAGAGCTTTATTTTACTACCATACCAGACTAACCTAGTAACCCTATGTACTACATCAGTGGAGTGACATTGTGGATCATGGTCGGCGCGCTCGTCACGGCGGCTTTTACGCTGGCGCTGGCCTTTGCGTTCCTCCTCCGCTGCCGGTACATAATACGGCTCATGGACCGGGAAATTGACGCGCAAGCACGCACGATTTTGGAGTTGAGAATGAAAGGGAAAATGCCAGCACCAAAGTATCCGTGGTAAAAATATGAACACCACCCGGTTGTACAAAGAAAAGCGCGTCTATTTATTTACGTGCCAGCAATGCGGCCGGAAACGGGCGCGGTCGTTTAAACGGTCACGCGCCAAGAAGCAAATTTGCGCGCCATGCCGCCGCGGAGTTGCCAAAAACACTAATCAATTAACTTTAGTTTAAAAATCACCCCTATGACAAAAAATGAATTTATCCAGCGAGCCGTGCTTAGCTTTTTAGGCAAAACTAATTTTCGGTGGGTTGACGGAGTGACCCAGCCCAAACTATTTTTTGAGGAAATAAGTGCGGGATTAGAAGCGATCAAACACACAACGGATTTTCTGGAGAAAGAGGGCGTGCCATTCGACGGTGAAGGTAAGGATTATGACGATATTGGTGACACAAAGGTAATGCTCGCTGAGTTTGGTGAGCCAATCCCAGGAAAGAATGTGAGGTTTACCGAGCCTGACCACCTGCGCTCGTTTGAAGTCGGTGATCGGGTGCAAATATTAAGGCTAGGACTATTTTTGAATGCGACTGGTAAAATCGAAGATACGGCCATGGATTCGGCAGGCAGCCAATGGTTTAGGGTCGTTTTTGAAGACGGGAATAAAGGCGCATTCAAGGCGCGTGATTTAAAATTTATTCGATAAGTATGGCACCTTCTCACGGGTATAATGGTTTTAGGGTCGGCCAAGAAGTGTGGATAATCGATACTGAATCGGACATGTACGGCCAGTGCGTGCTCATTGAATCAATTTCAGCGGTGGACATAACGGTTAAAGACGAATCTGGCGAAACATGGCGGTTTTATCGAGCCCGGCTCAGCCCAGAAAAACCATTAAAGTTGCCAAATAAAGAACAAAATAGCGTGCCCGAAAATGATAAAATCGTCCAAATATCGGCGGCGTTTATGCCGGACAGTCAGTTTGGGGACGGAGCACTAGTATTCGCGCTCAGTGCCAGTGGTAAAATCTTTAAAAACAAAGCTGGATACTGGGAGCAAATAAGTGGTCCGGTACTTTAAATCACCTTGCGGCCGGGAGGGCGGCCGCTGGGCGAATGCAGTAGTTAACGGGATTTGTTCTTTGCGTGAAACGCATGGCCCCCTGTTTTCAGCAATTCTGGGGGGTAACTCCGCAGCCGGGCGCAATTCGGCTGCACCCACTTCTAATCGCACGTCGTGACGTTATGTCGGGCGTGTGGTCCCGATTGACTGCTGCGTTTGCTCGGCATTTTAGCCGGGGTATATTTTTCTAACTATGGTCACCCTAGACCTAAACCGGATCGATTTTGGAAAAAAACGGGCAGAGGAAGAGCAAGAGCGCTACAACAAAGCTGTGCGCCAATTGGTTGAGCTTGGCCTTCGCGAACCAAAAACAGGCGAAGTGGTTAAGACTTTTACCAAGGAAGAAGCCGAGGCACGGTATAAACACCTCGTTTGGAATTCCAACGAATACGCTCGGTCACTCATGACCCAGCAAGTTGAAAACTACTTTGAAATCAAGTACCGCGCCAAGGAAGATAAGGCACGCGCGGACGGCTCACTCGGCCCGGTAGTAGCCCCACTCGAGGAGCGCCGCCGTGGTGGTAAAGTGATCCGCAAGATTCAGGACGCGGAAGGTGACACGGTTGAAATGGGTGACGAAGACTTTAAGTTTTTGGTCGATTGTTTTGGTGGTGACAGTGCATTCCACAAAGACCTCATGGTCGTATATGAGGTAATTGCTGAAATCTGGGAGGCACGCGTGGCCGAAAAAAAGGCCAAAGGCGAGTAATATGGTTAGCCTGCTTGCTTATAATCACCCACTGGTGCGTCGCCTTGGCGCTCTCATGTGGCAAATTAACGAGCTTAAGCATGAGCTCAAATTTGAATATTCGCATGCAGAGCAGTATTACGAGCGCATGGATTTTAGTGCGTTCATTGCCAATAACCCACAGCTCGGGCTTTTGTACCGAGAAGCAGACCAAGTAACTCGTCAGATTTTAAAAAGTTTGAGGTGAAAGTTGGGGCAGTGTATACTAGGCGGCATTATGGCCGACTATCAGGAATTTACGCTCGCACTGCCCCTGTTTTCTCTCAACACGTACCGGAATACGCATTTTTTTAAGTTAGCCTCAACCAAAAAAGATTTCGCATGGTCAGTATTTTGTCAGATCAAAGCCAAGGGATACCGGAAAGCTAATGGCCCAGTCGCAATCAGATTCCTCTACAACTCCACGCAAAAGCGCTATGACCTCGACAATCGCGTGGAGTGCAAATTCATTTTAGACGTACTTAAAACATCAACCCAAGCAGATAAAAATGGTTTAGTCAGCCTTGGGATTATTCCAGACGATTCGATTGCCTATGTAAGAAAAATCACCCATGAGATCGGACCGCGGAGGGACGGGACGATTGACGTTATTATTCAAGAGTTAACCTAAATTATATTTATTTTTAGTATGGAAAATAAGAAAACAAAAGCCGTGGCCCTTGTGCTCGCTTTTTTCCTTGGTGGCTTTGGTGCCCAGAAATTTTACTTGGGTAAGACAGCCGCCGGTGTACTCAGTGTAATTTTCTGCTGGACATTTATTCCGTGTATCATTGCGTGGATTGATATTATTATCATTGCCTGCATGGACAACGCCGACTTTGATCGCAAGTACAACCCTAAGCCAATGGCGTGGGAGCGCGGCGGCGAGAGTAGTTACAGCGGCGCTGGTGGCAACACAGCTGGCGAAAAAAAGCACGACTGCAACACCCATAACTAGGAATGCACACAAGTGCATAGTGGCACTAAAACTGTGCACCATGCCCGTATCCAAGCAACCCAGGCATACAATGACCTAATCACATAAAACGCCTCACCATGGGGCGTTTTTTGCGCCTACGTTTATTTTACGCTATACTCGAGGCATTAATTTTTGTGTGTTTGGCAGGGTGGACGTTGTGCAAGATTCGTTTCCTACATATGTGCCTGTGGGAATGAATGGCGAGCATGCGTGCCACGTCCGCCATGTTGAAAAGCGCAATGGGTATGATTGTTTTTTGTCCTGAGTGCAATATCAGTTTTAACAAAGACACCGTTAAAAGTTGCCCAACGTGCTACGGTAAACGTAAATCACTGTCAGCTAAGCGCGCGCCGCATAAGCGCAAGCAGCGCCTCGACTGGGATCGCCGGGACACACCGGGCCAGAAGGCATGGCGATATTGCCAAGAATAATCTATATGATTGTCACCTGCACAATCTGTAAAACTCCGTATCAAGATAGAACAAGCCCACAGTGTCCGTGGTGCCGCGCGCAAACAGCCGCGCACCTCACTCAGGCCATAGGGAAGAAGAAGCATAAAAGCCCCAGCCGTCAAAAGCGCAACGCGCGCCGGGACGCGGAGCGGAAGGATCGTCACGATTACCGGGCTGAGGTTATTCATGAGGCGGTCAAGATTCGCCCCCGGTGGAATTCCCCACGAATATGAGCCGTTTTTTTAAAAGACCAGCATTCTATTTCTGGCTAATCACCTTCGCGGTATTGGCTAACCTTTTTGTTTTTTAGTATGGCAAGCGTACCCAAACACAAGCAAGGAATGCCCAAGCGCAAGGGTCATTTTAATAATTCATGGAATAAAAAGGATAAAGAAGCCATACTCAAAGTGATTAAAGAAAATGTCGAGCTCGGATATTCTAATTATAGAGCCGCAGTTTTAGCCAAATTTCCGCCCACCACATTTGAAGAGTGGGTCAGAAAAGATGTGGCACTTCGTTTAGAATTGGAGGCTTTACGAGGATCAGTGTCGGTAATTGCCCGTAAAAACAAAGTAAACGCGATTAAAATAGGCAACCTGAGCGAGAGTGACACATGGGTTAGAGCCATGGAAAAGCGCGAGTGGCGCGAACAAACTGAGGTAATCAACTATGAATCCGAAGCAGACCCCGACGCAGAAGACGAAATCGACGAGCTCGTCGAAGCCCTTACCGAGGACGGCCTGGTATAAAGACCGGTTGTCGATTCCCCGGCTGCGCATTGCCGCCTCAAAACATTCACTCCTCGTGTTTGGGATTTATTATTTCAAGCATTATTTTACATTCAAACGTGCGCCATTCCACAGTGTCATGACTGGAGCGCTCATGTTCAGAGGGGCCAAACGATTCCTCCTCGAGATCATGTTTCGCGAATCAGCCAAGACCGTGTGGGCGAAAATCAAAACCATTCACAACATCTGCTATAAGGCCAAGTATTTTAATATTTATGCGTGCTACGACAAGACCAAGGCGCAAGGGCACTTATTCGACATTGCGCTCGAGCTCCAGACTAATAAGCGTTTGATCCGGGACTTTGGCCAATTGTTTTATGACGACCGCTTTGACAAAGAAAAAAAGACACGCAAAAAAAGCATTGCCGAGTTCGTGACCGCAAACGGAATCAAGGTCATGGCCATTTCGGTGGGCCAGAGCACGCGCGGTTTGGTATTTGGGCAGCACCGTCCAGACTTTTACGTACTGGACGACTTCGAGAATGCCAAAACCTATCGCAGTAAAGTTCGGACTGCCTCAGTAATTGAATTTATTGACGAGCTTTTGGGTGGTATTAGTGTGGACGCCAATGTGGTATTTCTGGCCAACCGCATTGCCTCAGCCGGGTCAGTGTCTTACCTCGAAACCAAGGCACTCCAAGACCCTAAACGCTGGACCTTGCTTGACGTACCGGTAGGCGACCCGGCCACTAAAAAGATTTCATGGCCCAGTCGTTTTGTATGGACTGACGAGGAGGCGGACCGGATCAATGCCGCCATTCCCAATCCCAAGCTCCATGTCGTGTCACTCGAGGCTAAACAGCGCCTCCTCGGCTCGACTAAATTCATGCAAGATTTCCTCAACAAGCCGACCTCACCGGAAACGCAGATCATTAAAGAAACGTGGATCGTTAACTCCTACTACACGGTACTCCCAAGTTTCAAGGGCATGACCATGAATTTAATGGCTGACCCGGCCGCTGGTGAAACGGCTGAGGCGGACGAATTTGCGCTCAGTGTCATGGGCTGGACGCGCGGCGACCAACACCGCTATATGATCGAAAGTCTTGGTTGGCGGCAATTATCGATTACCCAAAAGGCCGGGAAGATCGTGGCCTACTGGCTTAAGTACCGCCAGTACATTGATCAGGTGGGCGTGGAAGTGGTTATGAATCAAACGTCCCTGTACCAATTACTCCGCGAGTGGGTGAATGGGGCCAACGTGATTCCCGGGTATGAGGACATCAAGGACCGCAACATGCCACTAATTAAAATTGATCCAAAGGGTAAAACAAAACTCGAGCGCGTAAGCATTCATGAGGCGAAGTTCGAGCGTGGCGAAATTCATTTGCAGCCCCACATGGTAATCTTAAAAGACCAATTGATTTCCATGCCGAACGCCCTCAATGACGACCGCATGGATACGTGTACCTACAATCTTGAGTACAGCCACATTGAGCCAGATATTCCGGGATCAGACGATCAAAAGCCAAAAGAACCAGAGCCGAAACCAATTTCTGCCGGTATTCGCGGTAAGAAATTTTGATTTACCAAGTGCGCGCGTGTTATACTTGCGCTAATTTATTTTTTCCTCTCGTGTATGCCGCCGATTTCAATCCCCACGTCGCCGCAATCCTCTTCGCAAGCAACGATCCCGGCTGCTGCGCCTGAGCGAGTATTAACAAAAAGTCAGTTGACTGAGCGCCTTGGTAATAGTGGTACCTCGTATTTTTCTGGTTTTTTCAGCGAAGATTATAATGCTGGCTGGAATGACAGCCGCCGCATTGACATTGTCGAGGAAATGCGCCGCTCAGACGGTGCCGTGGCGGCTATTTTGGAAGCCATGAAAACACCGCTCCTCGCTACGCACTGGTATGTGCAGTCAGCCAGCGACGATCCACGGGACAAAGACATTGCGGCCGAAGTTGAGCAGCAATTGTTTCACATGGAAGAACGTGGGTTTTTGGAGTTTTTGCGCGAAGCCTTGGCCTACCTTGAATTTGGCCATTATGTGTTTGAAAAAATCTGGATTATCCGGGCTGACGGTCGCATTGCGATTAAAGACCTCGCGCCACGCATTCCTAAATCAATTTTGCGCTGGGAAACGAACAACGGCCAGCGTGGTATTACGCAGTTTATGCGTAACGACCAAAAGTATGAGGGTGACAATAAATACAACACTGAGCTCACTATTCCATGGGAAAAACTGCTTGTTTTGACGCACCACAAAGAAGGTGACGATTACACCGGCATTCCGATTGTGCGCCCGGCTTATAGCCACTGGTACCACAAGAAAACCCTGTATGAAATCCAAAGTATTGCCATGGAGCGCATGGGAGCTGGTATGCCGACCGCTAAATACGACCAGAACGTATCCCAGGCTGCGAAGGACAAAATGGAATTGCTACTTAAAAACATGTACGCCAACCAAACGGCGTATTTGATGTATCCGGAGGGGATCGAGTTTGAGTTTAAAACCCCGGGCTCGACTGGCCTTGCCAGTGCAATCAGTGAAAGTATTTTGCACCACAACCGTATGATCATGCTCTCGGTGCTCGCTGAATTCCTTGACCTTGGCAGTGGTGACACGGGCTCGTTTGCCCTCTCACAGGACCAATCCAGCTTTTTCCTCCAGCATTTGGAAAATATTGCACGCTACTTGTGCGAACAAATCAGCCGCAATGTGATTAAGCAGATCGTGGATTTGAATTTTGGTCCTCAGCAAAAGTACCCACAATTGGCGTTTGCCCCACTCGGTAGTATTGATTACCAAGAAATGGCCGGTGTGCTCTCGACATTGTCTGGCGCTGAACTCTTAAACAAAGACCCTCAGCTCATGCAATTTATTCGTAAATTATTCCGTCTGCCTGAACTCTCGGCCGAGCAAATGGAAAAAATGGAGGCTGACGCTATTGAGGCCGAAATGGCCACGATTGAATCAGACGCTGATTTTAATCTGCCCATGGAGGAGCCCATGATTGACGAGGAGGCCCCAATCGAAGGCGAGGAAGACGAGCAGCCGGGCGAAGGTGACGAGGAAGAAGTCACGGAAGGCGAAAACTAATCCCTATGGCTACTGTATCGGCGGAAACGAGCAAAAAGATTTCCGAAGCGCTTAAAAAGTATTGGGCCACTCGCTCAGCACCTGATTTTGTGCCTCCAAAAAGCGAGGAGGGCAAGAAATTGTTTGAGCAGTATGATCGGTCCATGAAGTCGAGCACTGACCTCGAAGGCCAGCGAAATTCGCTCACTGCCCAGCTTAAAACGATTAAACGTGGTAAAGCTGGCACCGCGGCCCGGAATAAGATCAAGGCCCAACTGTCAGCTATTACCGAGAAATTAAAAACTGAGCGAAATGCCCGGACAGCCTTGCGCGCTCAGGCCAACCAGCAAAAACGGGCGGCCAAGGCCAAGGAGTATTTGGGTAAGATCGAGGCCAAACGCAAACAGGTGGACGCGCTCGAGGTGCGGCTTAAAACGGCTATTTCTCAGGCTAAAAAACCAGAGGCGGCCGAACGGTTACGCCAGAGCTTGGCCCGATTAACTGACGTGCGTGCGCGCATGGCGGTAAGCGAGAAAACCGCGAACGACACGATCAGCGGCAAGGTGAATAAGGAAACGTCAGTCTTTGATTTTGGCGAAGCCTACGACGCGATTGAGCTGGCTGGTCCACTGTGGCGCCCGTACACCATGTACGAAGACAAAGCAGTCATGCAGTTTTTGGCCGAACAATTTGACGACCAAGAAGCGGCCACCATGGACGATTTCGATCGTTTGTATCAAGAGCAAGTTGTGCCAGCCTTGGAAGGCATGCAGCGCCGTATTTCGGCCGGTGACATTGCCGCGATTATTTTGTTTTTCCTCCTCAGACCCAAAGCAGTCCGGGACATTGTGAACAAAGCCCAAACATGGGCGTATGAAACAGGCAAAAAGTCGGGCATTAATGAGCTGGTCAATGCCGAGCTTGAACGGAAAAAGGCCGAAGCGGACAAGCCGAAGTCCGAACAGATTAAACCAGTGGCCGTAAACAAAGAAGTGCCGACGCCAGCCCTTGATCGCAGCCTCAATGCGTTTGAGCGCGACGCAATCGCGGACGCCATGGCGCAGGACATTAACGACGACGCCAAAACCACAATCCTCGAAGGGTTGGCCAAGGGTGTGGGTGCGGCGGCAATCATTGCAGCGGTGCGCGAACGGACCAAGGCCAAGTTTGACCAGCTGGCGAAAAATGTGGCTGGCACCGTGGTAACGGAAAATGTTAACCGTGGTCGGCGTGCTGCCTTTAACGCCAATGGTCCTATAATCGCCGCCTATCAACGCAGTGAAATTTTAGACGCGGTGACCTGTGCCATGTGCATTTCGCTCGACAAGCGCGTTATAAAGGCCGACGACCCTATGGCTAAAATGGATACGGTCCACTCGAACTGTCGCGGACTATGGGTTCCGATCACCGAGGGCGAAGCCTATGCCGCGTCAACACTCCCCAAAACTATTGTCGATAATTTCAAAACCGTGGGCGGTGTGCCGGTCACCAATTCGTTTACGCAATTAAAACGGCCACTGCCAAAACGCGGCAATGAAGACGCGCTGGCAATTGCGCGCGAACGTGCCGCAGCGCGGAAAAAGAAGGTCGCGGCCGCACGGAAAAAAGCGCGCCAAAGTTAGTTATACACAGTGGTGTTTTAACACCAATTTTGTGCGCAGCGTACAGGTGTGATATAGTGTGCGCAACAAATCACCCAAAATCATTTTGTAAGCTCGGACGTCCGCTTGCAAGGTTTTCATTGGGTGATTCCTTGAAGGCGAGCAGGGCCGAGCTTTACCAAAAGCTCGGTTTCTATTTTTATGAGCACTACTACTGAAATTCCAAACAAAGCCGTTGACGTGGAAGACGTTAACTCGTTTAAGCATGTTTCGCTCCTAAGCGAAGCCACTGTACTAAGCGAGGTTTCGTCAGATATTGAGGTCCTTCGTGTTAAAAAAATCTGGGGCCGCAATCTGACCATTACGGGCGACATGCTCGACGATTTTGTGCGGAATTTCAAGGACAAAGTGTATGGGTGCGACCTACAGGTCAACCTCAGCCATGTGCGAGAAGGCGAAGCCGCCGGGTGGATTCGTAATCTATACCGGCAAGGTGATCGCCTTTTGGCTACGGTTGAGTGGACCCCACTTGGCCAAGAAAAAGTTGCCAGCCGCCAGTTCCGGTACACCTCGTCGGAATTGGAATTGCGGCACCAACACCACGAAACTGGCGATGTCGTCAAAAACGTGTTGATCGGTGTCGCGTTAACCAATATCCCGGCAGTCAAGGGCATGGAGCCCGTGACATTGTCGGAAGGGGTGGAATTATTTATTAACCTAGAGGAATCTATGGACAAGGTTAAATCCATGTACGCCGACCTCATGAAAAAAGAAAAGGTCAGCAAAGAGGAAATGACTGCCTTCAAGGAAGCCTGTGCCGAGTTCAAGGACGACGCCGGTGTTAAGGACATGATGGCCAAAGTAACTGGCCGCTCCAACAACAGCGAAGGTGCCGAAGGCGGCGAAGGCGCTGAGGGTGGTAAAGAAGGTGGTGCCGAGGGCGCCGAAGGTGAAGAAGGCAAAAAGGAATTGGCCGAGCAGTTGAAAGCTGTTGGCATGGTTGCCCTCAGTGAATCACAGCTCAAACAGTTGCAGTCTGACGCTGCCGCTGGCCGTGCTGCTGCCGAAGAATTGCGCATGAACAAACTCTCAGAATCGGTTAAGTCCGAACTCTGTTTGTCCGCTAACCGCAAAACCGGTTTCCGCCTTAAGGAAGCTGGCCGCGTGGCTAAGTTCTTGTCACAATTGTCCGAGGAGCAGGTTGCTGAATTTAAAGCCTTGAGTGGCCTTGTAGTGACTGTCGACCTCTCTGAGGTTGGTGTTGACGCCGGGACTGCTTCGGTAAGCGACGCCGACGGTTCGGAAAAATCCAAAGACGAACAGTTTGCCGAAGCTCGCACTGAAGCCGAAGCATTGGCCGCCTCAAGTGGCCGCGCACTGACGGACTGCTTGTCCGAGGTGTTTGAAAAACGCAAGTTGGTTTAATTCACTTTTGTTTAGCATATGAGTGGTAACACTTTTTTCCCTTTGCTGACTTGCACTGTTGTTATCGACAGTAACTTGTCCGGCAAAGAGTACTACTTCGTCACACTCGACACGAGTGACGCAGACCGTGTGGTGAACTTGGCAGCTGCCGCAAGCGCTCCAGTGTTCATTTTGGGCGAAGGCGCAGACGGTTCAACAACCGAAGCAATTGGTACGTTAATGGTGGCTGGTTTCGGCAAGCTCAAACTTGGCGGCTCAGTTTCACGTGGTGACCGGTTGACTTCGGACGGTAACGGTAAAGGTATCGCTACCACAACTAATAATGACTGGTACGGTGCGATCGCCATGGAAGCTGGCGTATCGAACGACGTGATCGAAGTTTTGATCGCGGTCGGTCAGGTTGGCGCTTAATCTTAATTCGTTTTGACGTATGACCCCTACAGTTAGAACTTCACGCGTCGATCAAGCGTTGACCCAAATCTCGCTCGCATTCGTGAACAAGGAATATGTTGCAGATCGCATTTTGCCAACAGTTCCAAACTTAAAAGACGATACTGGTTTGATCGGTGCCTATGGCAACGAGCACATGCGTATCTACTCCTCTAAACGCGCTTTGTACGACACAAATCAGAAGCGTATCGAATGGAGTGTTAATTTGGACGCTCGTTACAATATCAACTACTACGATTTGGAAAACTACTTGCCAGACCGTTTGGTTGAACAGACACGCTTGCCATTCGACGCACGCCGCGACGCTACCATTTTGGTACAGCAGGCGCTTATGCTCGAACGTGAAAAGGCCCTCGCTGACCTTATGGGCGACACAGCGGTGCTCACACAGAACACCACTTTGTCCGGCACCAGTCAGTGGAATGACTACGCAAACTCTACTCCAGAAGTTGACATCATCACTGCTAAAACAGCTGTGTTCAATGCCACTGGTTTGGAAGCTAACCGCGTGGTCATGAGCCGCGCCGTGGTTGAAGTGCTCCGCTTGCACCCATTCTTTGTTGATCAGGTGCGTGGTGTTCGTTTGCCTTCTAACGACGACGTGGTAAACATCTTAAAAGGTTTCTTCGGCTTTGAGGAAGTGGTAATCGGCCGCGCTAAATATGTTTCGTCCGTTGAAGGACAGACAGACGTTTTGGCCGACGTTTGGGGCAAGAATTTCATTGTGTACTACGCTCCAAGTACACCGTCATTGTTCGCCAAATCGTTTGGGTACTCATTCCAGCTCGCTAACCGCAACTGGTCCGTACGCACACGCCGCGAACCAATCGCTGACGAAGGTGAGTTGATTAAAGTGCAACACGCTCGTGACGACAAGGTCCTTACCGCCACAGCTGCCTACTTGATCAAGAACGCGATCGCTTAATTCCCCTAACCTGTTCAGGTATGAATAATGGTTTTTTCTCGCGGCTAGGGGCCCACGTCATGCGCTTAACACGCATTACGGGGGTTGTGGCAAGCGTCAACAGTCAGTCCCCGATCGTGCTTGAACGCGACGCCTCCGGCAACATTTACCGTTGCCGGGGCGCGTTCGCTCCAACCGACGGCGGCGCTGGCTATGCCAAGGGCTGTACTCACGTTAAAACAGACGGTGGCGTGGCCACTACGCTGTACATTAACGAAGGCTCAAGCTCCTCATGTGACTTTAACCCAGTTGAAAGTTCAGCCT